TTTTGTGGAAATACAAACGGAAAATATGCAAATGAAAAAATATTTACGAACAGAAAAACTTTTGAGAAAATAATAAAAGCGACATATGAACAAATATCGTTGTTTTGAAAACAGGAGGCAAAAATGACCAAAAGAGAATGTGCCATTGTTATGGCATATACTGGTGTATGCATGCTTGCAGGAAAAGAAAATTTGCCTATATTCTACGAGTACATAGAAGAAAAAATAGGCAGACCAGTATATACACATGAACTACCAGAACTTGAAGAAGAAATAAAAGAAAAAACGGAGCGTGATTTTCTGAAGCTATGTAAAACCGCAACGGATAAAAATACAAAAGAAGAAGTTCTCAACATAATCAACGAGGAAATGAAAGAGCTGCAACCGACTTACAAACACATAGCAGCTAGAAAACTCTTATGGAAAATAAAAGATAAAATAAAAACGCTACAATAGCCTTTTGAACCCTCTAGAAGCCTCTAGAATCGTTTTAAAAGACTTTAGGGTATAAATGTTCACCTAAAAGAAAAAACGTCTTAAAAAGGCTTATACGCTTACAGAAAAAATAAAAAAATAAAAATAAAAAAAGGACTACTGGCTTTTCAGTAGTCCTTTAGTTTTACTTCTTTTCAGCTTCAGCCTTTTCTAAAAAATCATCAATCATCTTTTCAATGGTGTACGATAAATGCTGCCCATTCCTCACGGAATACTCTTCGAGCTTCTTTTTCTTGACTTCTGAAAGTCTTACAGAAAGAAAAGATGTTTTTGCAATAGATGTTTTTGGCATAGTTACCTCCTTAAAAAATAAAAGTATCATCAATGTGGACTATCTCGTTGCCATAGCGGTCGGAGATATTAAAAAATAAAATTTTTTTTGAATACAGGGCGGTATTTTCCTTAAGCTCCGTGAGAGCTTCTTCGTAGGTATCAAAGAAAAAATATTTTTCATCATCAGAATAATGCACTTCTTTAGTGCTTTTGCGAAGGAGTGCATATTTTCTGCTGATTTTTGCTCCAGAAAAAATCTCACAAAAATCAGCGTACTTGATAGCAGCTATAACAGAATAGCCTTCATCATTACCATCAATGATTAAAAGTTCATCACGATCATCATGAAGGTCAATGTCACTGATTGCACTTTCACCAAAAAAATAATCGGCATAGTTGCGGAGCCACGTTTTAATTTCAGGTGCATCAATATCGAAATCGATATTTTCAACTGTTGATGTTGTACCCTTTGCAAAGTTGAAGTAATCACAATATAAATTTCTCATAGTTCTACCTCCAAAATAAAAAATAAAAAATAAAATTTTGCCTTATGGCAAATGTATCCGAGGGAGTTGGACCCTCGGCACGTTTTTAGCGCGAATCCCATATACATTAAAAATATAAAGATGTGTACTTATTGATAATAGCCAGTTTTGTGGCAGTACTAAAAGCACATGTTATCCTATCTTTTTTGACGGTCACACGGTCAAGGCTTGTAAGATACCACTTGCCATTCTTGTTAGAAAAAATTGCCTCCGTCGTTGTTGGCGTACCGTGATAAGCACTAGGGAAAGTTCCTGCATAAGCTCTCAAATAAATCACTGTACCGTCAAAATGCTTTTTAGGGATATCGGTCACATCTAAAAATTTCTGAAAAACTGCTAAAAGATTTTTAGCACTCTCGAAATTTCTGACTCTATAAGGCTTTTCAAAGTCCTTTAAAACCTCATCAAGTGAATCATAAAAACTTGTGTCAAGGACTTTAATTTGATCCAAAAATTCATCAGTCCTAGCTTCCCATTTTTCCCTACCTTCAGCGGTTGTGCATGTTCTAGCTATTTTGTTTGCACGCTCTGCCTGAAATTCAAGATTTGCTTTTTCCTTCTCTGCCTTTTCAGCTGCAAGAATAATGTTAGAAATATTGATGTTTTTCATAATTCTACCTCCATTTAGAAAAAAATAATTTTTTGTTGCAAAACCTGCCGAGGTATCGAACCTCGGTTTATTCCAAAACAGGCTATTAAAAATTAAAAATCTACGTTGAATCCGCTGTATCTCAATTCGATAACTAAATCGTTTGTAATATCTCCGTCGCTGCCTATATCGTACATTAAAAGACTTGCAAGGTCTCCGACCTCCCAGTCCTCAACACCTTTTAAGGTGTATGAAATATTTGTCGATGTTGCAACCGTGAAAGAATCTTTTTCATAATCAACGCTTGTAATAATAGCGGTATTTGGGTATACATTGTGGTCAACGTTACCGCCTAAAATGTCAGCGGCTATTGTGGTACAAAGTCCAACTATTGCAAAAAATTCACTAAACATAAGATTCTACCTCCGAAAAATATTTTTACCTTTTCAGGTAGATGCATCCGAGGACTTGAACCTCGGCACTAAAAAATGATTTTTAGTGGCTGCCTGCATACATTAAAAATCAATAATTATTGACTGGCATAACTACCGCGCAAACATCATCGAAATCTTTTTCCTTGACATATACAGGCTTTTTTATACCTGTTGTGTAAAGTATCGGATTGTCAAAATACTTTAAAAGATCGCGGTTGATGTAAACTTTTTGACCATCTGGAAGGGTGTAAACATTACAAACCATTTTTCCATTCTGGAAAAGTTCTGTTGTGGCTGTCAATAAATCAGCACTTGATGCACCTTCGAAAAGTCTATCAACATTTTTCTTTTCAAAAGCTTTAGTTCTCCAGAAAATTCTTGCAACATCAACATACATTGCAACATTTGCAAGTCTAAGTCCAAGTGCGCCATCAATGCAAAGAAAAGTATACTCCGCATCTACCTGGTATCCGTAATTGTGCTTACTAGGCTTAAAAGCCTCCTTGACTAAAAGCTCGTTGATTTTATTATACTTCATAATTCTACCTCCAAAAATAAAATAATATTTGCTTTTTCAGCAAAAACACTCGGAGGACTTGAACCTCCGACACACTTTTTTAGGGTGTGAATCCTATGTGCTTTAGAAGTATTTCTTTAATTCTATGTAAAATAACCATGTACCAAGCTCTACTGCCTGTTCTGGTGTAAACTTGCTATATTCTGCTTCTGATTCTCCAAGGATACCGCCAAGAATGATGTTATAATCGTGATAATGAAAATAAAACATTGTGTCAGCTGCCGCATTTGGTAAACCTTGCATATAAGTCTTAAAAGTAGCCTGGCATGTATTGCCATAGATTCTCAAAAGCTCACTTTTAATGTACTTTGCAAGAGTTTCAAATGATGTAAACAAATTTTCGTTTTCATCATCCACGTTTTCAAGAAGATAATTCTTGATGCGATCCTTAATTTCCTTCGTGTTTATTCTCATAAGTCTACCTCCAAATTTGAAAAAAATATTTACTCTTAATTGAGTAAAAGCACCCGAGGGAATCGAACCCTCGGCACATCTTAAAGTCTTAAGATGTAAAAACCATTGTGCTTAATTGTGAGCTTCCTTTGGTAAATTTCTGTAGTTAGAAATGTATATGGTTTTCGCTGATGGATTGAGGTATATTGTCCAGTTCCATCCGTAAACGCCTGCATTGTAGCCGAGTGCTATCAAATCATATTTACTGATGTTATCCTCCTGATAGCAACAATAACCAGCCTTAATAGTGTAACCGTTGTTCTTGAAATCTACCAACATGTTATTAGCTTCTTTGTTTGTCATAAGTCTACCTCCATTTTTCACCTTGATTTATTGATTTGTTCGGTTGCTATGCTCCAAACATCCGCAACGTTTAGAACCGTTTCAGATGTTTATCAAGCAGGTTGTCAACCATACCGCTTACAAGGAGTTGAACCTTGCTTTTAAAGGTTTTAAAGCCTTTAAAAGACCGTCAAGCGGTTTGAGGTATTATGATTTTTTACTCCTTTGGGGAGGTGCTGGTCGTCTTATAAGTAATCAGCTTTTGTTTGGTGCGCTTTATGCTTCACTTCTCTACTACTCGCCGCCTATAAGTTATTTACTTTTCAATGTTCAATACAACTATTCAAGTGCTTTATTTCTTAATGCTTTTTCTAAATTTCTTGTTGCTTTTGCTGTCGCTCTTGTTTTGTTGTGATTGTAGTGTATCACAATTGAGTGACAATGTCAAGCACTTTTTTAAATTTTTTTTGAGAATTTTCTGAAAGTCACTATTTTCAAGGGTTTGAGGCTTGAAAAATTTTTTGAAAAGTTTGTTGGACTGATTTTTGAAAATTTGTAGAAAAGTAGTTGAAATATAGTGTTTGCAAGGGTTTTGAGGTTTTTTGAAAAAATGTTGAAAAATTCTTGCAAAAAAATCTTTTGGGAAAAAATTTTGGATCATTTTTGATTTTTCGATTTGATATTTAAGATTGATCGCGGTTAATGTTCCAATGCTGATGTGTGCATGATGTGTATATGTTCTTATGTGTTCAGGTGTACGCATCTGTATGCCTTAATGTTCGGGTGTTCGGGTTTGATGTTTGGTGTTTGGTGTTTGGTGCTTGGTCGGATGTGTTTTTCGTTTAGTGTTCTGATGTGTTCAGCTGCTTTTGTTCATTTGCTCATTTGTTCAGCTGATGCGTTCAGGTGTTCACATCTTTCATTCAGTTCTTATGCTTGCATCTGTTTTGGTGTTCTGATGTGTTCAGGTGTTCGGGCATACACACTTGATACCATGTGCATTTTGCACTCCTGTTCCATTCTGCCTGTATACGTGTACATCTGTCTGTTTTGGTGTGTCGGTCGGTTGATGTGTTCGTCTGATGTGTTCGGCTGCTTTTGCTCCAGTTCCTTTTTCAAGTCCTGTTTTAGATCCTCCGTTAGTCCTTCGTTTCTCAGATCGTGACCGCCTCAATCGTGCCATTTTTGAGTGGCTCGGAGTGGCTCGTTTGGTGGCTCGGCGGCTTCTCTTCCTATTAGAGCGATTTCAAGTGGGCGTTAGCAACGGCTAACCACCCCCATATGTGTAGAAATCGAAACGTATCTGGGTACAACGGCTGCCAACTTCAAAATTACTGGGCATAAAGTTCAAAATATGAGGCTATCTAGCACAAACTAGCACGAAAAATTGAAATTCTAAACGCATTACCTTGAATTGTCACAAAATGTCAAAATATTTGCGAAAGTGTTGCAAATTACCAAAAAATATATTATGATTGAATGTAAGAGGTGATGTTTATGCGTAGTGTAGATGAAAGATTCTATCATTCAAAGCTATGGAAGAACTGTAGAGATGAATATAAGAAATTACATCCCTATTGCGAAAGATGTCTGAAGGAAGGCAAGCTAGTTCCTGTGGATATAGTTCACCACAAAGTGCATCTTAATGCTTTAAACATAAGTGACACAAGTTTTACCTTGAACTTTGATAATCTAGAGAGTTTATGTAAGGATTGCCACAACAAAGAACACTTTGCAAAGACATTGCCTAAAAGATACAAGTTTGACGAGAAAGGGCAGTTAATACTGTACGAGGGTAAAGCATAATGCAGATTACGGAGAAAACAGAAATAAGCCGCCTTGAAGCAATTTTTAAGGATGTGCCTGAAAACAAGAAGGAGTTTGCTAGAGGTCTTATTATTCAAGCTGCAAGGCATAGAGTAAGACTTAACAAGCTATGGGAAGATATTAGAGTTAATGGCGAATATATGGCATCTGATAACGGAGTTGAACACGAAAGACCTGCTAGTAAGACTTATAATGCAACCGACAAATTGTACCAGGGCGTAATGTTACAACTTTCAAGGATATTACCACAGACTGTAGAAGTCAAAGAGGAAATATCAAAACTTGAAAAATTCAGAGCAGAGCTAGAAGATGCAGAATAATTACATCTACGAATATTATCAAGCAATTGAAGATGGTTCAATAATTGTCGGCAGATGGATTAAGTTAGTTTATCAGATGATAATAAGTGGGTTAGGAAAGAAGAAGTTCTTTTATTCCCACAAGAAGGCTTTAGCGGCTATTAACTTCATTGAGAACTTTGTACATCATCATGAAGGTGCGCTAGCTCCACAACTTGTAAAGTTAGAGCTATGGCAGAAAGCACTACTGTCTTGCATATTTGGGATAGTAGATTCTAAAGGTTTTAGACAATTTCGTGAAGTTATAATTATAATGGCACGTAAAATGGGTAAAACCTTATTAGCCGCAGGCATAGCCGAGTATATGACTTATCTTGATGATTACGGTGCTAGAGTATATTTTACCGCTACTAAACTTAAACAGGCTCAAATATGCTTTGATGCATATTATAAGTCCATAACAATGGAGCCTGAACTTAATAAGATTACTAAAAAAAGAAGAACTGACATTTACGTTGATGATAATAATGCTACAGGCGAGCCTATTGCCTTCAGTGCAAAGAAAGCAGATGGACTAAACATCAGTTGTGCTATTTGTGATGAAATAGCAAGCTGGGCAGGCGACAACGGTTTAAAGTTCTATGAAGTAATTAAGAGTTCACAGGGTGCAAGAACGCAGCCTTTAATTGTTTCCATATCAACAGCAGGCTATGTCAATGACGGAATCTATGATGAATTAATAAGACGTGGTACGAAAGTCCTTTTAGACGATAGTGCTGAAAGCAGACTGCTGCCACTTCTCTATATGATTGATGATGTAGACAAGTGGAACGATCTTAATGAGCTTCAAAAGGCTATGCCGAATCTTGGTGTATCCGTAAGCATAGACTATATGCTAGAGGAAATAGCCATTGCGGAAGGCTCTTTGAGCAAGAAGGCAGAGTTCCTAACAAAGTACTGCAACATTAAGCAAAATAGCTCAATGGCTTGGATAAGCACAAAGTATCTTCCAAAGATATGTCACGATTATTCTATCACACCTGATAGCATAGCTCATACTTATGTGACAGGCGGTATAGACTTATCACAGCGCATAGACCTTACAAGTGCTTGTGTTTTATGCGAACAAAATGGCATAATAAAGGTATTGTCGCATTTTTGGTTACCAGAAGAGAGACTAGAAGAGGCTACAGCTAGAGATGAGATACCGTATTGGAAATATGTCAAACGTGGCGAATTAACGCTATGTGAGGGTAATTACGTTAATCCTAGAGATGTTTTTGAATGGTTTCTTAAGCTAAAGAATGAGTATGAGATTTTGCCACTACAGACAGGATATGACCGTTATACCGCACAAGAGCTAGTGCAAGATATGCAACGTGCAGGCTATCATATGGATGATGTATATCAAGGCTATAATCTTACTGGTACGATAATGACATTAGAGGGATTGATTAAAGATGGAGCTATCGATTTTGGTGACAATGAGCTTTTAAAGATACATCTGTTAGATGTCGCCATTAAAGTTGATAATGAGAGTAGAAGGCAGAAAATTATTAAGATGAATGCTAAAAGCCACATTGATGGAATAGCTGCCGTTTTAGATGCACTTGTTGTTAGAGACAAGTGGCATAATGAAATAGGCGATAGATTAAAGAATGCAAGTTAAAGGAGGCAAAGGCTATGGGTTTATTTGAGGCTATTTTTGGCAATAAGCAGAAACAAGCCGCACAGGATAAAAGAACCTATTGGCAGACATTAAACGGTTATACACCTTACTTTTCCTCTTGGAATGGTAACGCTTATGAGAACTTACTCATAAGGGCAAGCATTGATGCAAGGGCAAGACACATAAGTAAGCTAAAGGTTGAATGTGTCGGTACTGCAAAAGACAAAGTAAGAAATGCTGTCAAGAACAGACCTAACAGTTTTCAAACGTGGTCACAGTTCTTATATAGGTTGTCAACTATCCTTGATATGCAGAATAGTGCCATAATAGTTCCTATTCTTGACGAATACGGTAGAACTAATGGCTTTTTCCCTATACTGCCTGATAGGACTGAAATTGTTACAGGCGAGAATAATGTACCATATTTTCGCTATGAGTTCTCTAACGGTGAAAAGGCGGCTATTGAAAAGAGCTTATGCGGTATTATGACTAAATTCCAGTATAAGGATGATGTTTTCGGTACACCGAGTGAAAAGACCTTAAAGGAAACTTTAGACCTTATGACCTTGCAAGGACAGAGCATTAAAGAAGCTACGGAGCAAAGCGGTTCTTTTAGATTTATGGCAAAGCTCAATAACTTCTCTAAAAATACTGATTTACGCAAAGAAGCAAAGAGATTTACCGTAGAGAACATGAAATCGGATAATGGTGTACTTTTGTTCCCTAGTGACTATGAAGATGTCAAGGAAATCAAGTCAACACCTTATGTTATGGATACAGAGCAAGGCAAGCAGATTAAAGAGAATGTATTCAACTACTATGGTGTAAATGAAAGTGTCTTGCAGAATAAATGCACAGGCGAAGAATACAGCAGTTTTTATGAAGGGGCAGTTGAGCCTTTCGCAGTGCAGTTATCAGAAGTCTTAACAGGGATGACATTTACATCCATTGAGCAGACTAACGGTAATGGTTTTGTTGTATCATCTAATAGACTACAGTACTTAAGTAATGCAGATAAAAACGCTATATCGCAGGCTATGGGCGATAGAGGCATAATGGATAGAAATGAAATAAGAGATATTTGGCAGTTGCCGCCGATTCCTGAAGAAGAGGGCGGTTCAGACTTTACTATCAGAGGCGAGTATTATATGCTTAAGAAAGACGGTAGTGTTAAGTCAGTTCAAGCCGCAAGTGAACCAGTCAACGCAACTACAGGTCTTACACAGACACTTACGAACTACAACGGTTCTAAAATCAATGCATTACTTGACATTATCCGTAGTTACAAGAGTGGTGAGTTCTCTAGGGAACAGGCTATTAATATTATTGTTGCAACATACGGATATGCTATTGATTTCGTAGAAGGACTTCTTGATAAGGGTACAGGAATCATAGAAGATACAGCATCTGCATATCAAGATGAAATATTACCTACTGATGTGACACCAACGGAAAAGGAAGGAGGAACAGAGGATGCCAAAAACAATAACAGAAAAACTGAATAGCGGCAGAGAATATAGGAACTTTACTTTTGATTTAGAGCCTATAGACCTTGAAAGTAAGAAAGATGATGATTTTATCGTAAGAGGTTATGCAACAACCTTTAACGATCCATATCTGCTTTATTCATCAGATGATTATGAATTGTTTGAACAGATTGATACAAATGCTTTTAACGATTGCGATATGAGCGATACAATCTTTCAGTACAATCACGAAGGCAGAGTTTACGCAAGAATCAGTAATAACACGCTAGGAATTATTCCTGATTTAAAGGGTTTAGGTATTAAATGTGATTTAAGTGGAACGGCAGGTGGTAGAGAACTTTATGAGGAAATCAAAGGCGGCTACATTACTAAAATGAGTATCGGTATGGTTGTCGGTGAAGATGTTTATAGGACATTACCGTCAAGCGAAGGCTATAAGGAAATAAGGACTATCACAAAGATTAAGAAACTTTATGATGTGTCAGCTGTCTCTATTCCTGCAAATGATGCCACAAGTATCAGTGCTAGAAGTCTTGGAGAAAAGACTTTAGCAGAATTTAAGAAGAGAATGGCAGAAAAGAGACAGCTAGAGATTGAAAAGCTAAAACTTAAGTTAAGGATTAATATGTGAAGTAAATGTTGAGGCTTTACGGATTGATAGAGCTGAAAAAGCGGAGTGCTGCATTTTGACAATATATTTTTAAAAAACAAAAGGAGAAAGAAACATGTATACTACAATTAATGAGATTGAAGCTAGAAAGGCAGAAATCAGAAACCTTCTTGACAGCAATGCAGAGGATATTGACATCCAGGCTCTTAACAAAGAGGTTGATGACTTAGAGAAGAGAGCAAAGGAAATTAGAGACAATGAGGCTCTTAAGGCAGAATTAAGAAATAAGGTTGCTGCTTCAAAGGCAGTCGGCACACCAGTTGTAAAGGCAGAGGAAAAGATGGATAAGAGAACATACACAGCTGATTCACCTGAATATAGAACAGCTTGGCTTAAGGAACTTTCAAAGACAAAGGAAGGTTACAGATTCGGTACTCTCACAAAAGAGGAAAGAGATGCATTTACATTCCTTACATCTAATACACCAAATCTTGTACCTACGGTTATTCAGAATAAAATCGTTGAGCTTGTTAAGTCAATGGCTCCTATTTATGATGATGCGACAAAGACATCATTTACTGAAGGTTTTTCAGTTCCTAGACATAGAGCTATTACACAGGGTGATGCAGCAGTAACAAATGAGGGTGCTGCAAATGCTGATGAATCTGATACTTTTGATTTACTTACACTTACAGGTGTGGAAATCAAGAAGCACGTTAAGATTGCTAGAAAGATGAAGTTCCAGAGCATTGATGCATTTGAATCTTGGGTAACAGAGCATATCGCAAAGCGTATAGCAGTAGCAAAGGAAACACGTATCATTGCACAGCTTGACACAACAACATACGGTATTGCAGCAGCTAACGTACTTACAGCACAGACTTATGCAGAATCTACGTTTAGAGCTATTTTTGCAAAGATTGCAGAGACAGGCGCAAAGGTAATCTATGCTAACAACAATACTATTTGGAATGGTATCTATGGTATCCAGGATGATAACAAGAGACCTATTTTTACACCTGATTCAACAGGAGATCCTATTGTACAGGGTAGAGTTTACGGTGCAGTAGTAAAGCAGGATGAAAACCTTGCCAACAATGTAGTTTATATTGGTGTACCTGCTTCAATCCTTGCAAACAACTTTGATGATTTAGCTATGATGTCAGATGTTGATGCAGAAACTTGGGTAACAACAGTATCGGGTTATACACTCTTTGATGCAGGACTTGAAAACCCATTAGCATTTGTTAAGGCAACTTTTACAGTCTAAATAGCCAGAGCACGGATTCTAATAATTCAAATTCTGATGATAACGGTGACAGCGGTGCAGACAATGCAAACACAGATAATACTAACACAGATGATACCAATACAAACGAAACAAATGTAGAGGATAGCAATGTAAGTGATAGTAACGCTGATAACACTGCTGCCACTGTTTATACAGAGGAACAGTTGAATGAAATGACTAAAGCAGAGATTGAGGCTTTAGCAACAGAATTAGGCTATTCAGTAAGTGCTACGGATACAAAGGCAGAAATGATAGCTAGCTTTTTAACACAACAGGAAGGGTAACATATGGCATTACTAGATAGAACAATGGTTATGTTAAGGACAGTTACAGAGGATGCAGGTATAGTACAGCAAATCAGTGAACTGATAGAAGCGGCTAAAGCCGATTTGACTACAACAGCGGATGTTGTTCTACCTGATGATGAAGATGATTATCCTGCAAATGTAAGCATAGCCATTCAGACTTATGCAGCGGCACATTTTGACGGTGACCTTGATAAAAGAAAGAAATTTCAAGATGCGTATGATGATATGAAAACACAGTTAAGAGTTAGTTCAGAAACCACAGATTATACAGGATACGAGGAAGAATGAAAACCGTAATAGTTTATTTAATAAGCGTGACAAACACTACAGATACTATTGGTCAGACGATAGAATCGGAGGTAAAGTCGAAACATTATGGATACTCAAATAGTGTAACATCCGATGAATGGTTTGCGGCTAACAAGCAAAGTATCAATTCAAAGTACAGGGTATCGATACACGATTTCGAGTACAACGGTGAAACTGTTGCAGAAATTGACGGTGTCAGATACGGAATCTATCGCACATTCTTGAATAACAAAAATGGTATGATTGAGCTTTATCTTGAAGAGAAAGTAGGTGTTACGGACAATGGCGAGGAGGAAGAGGATTAAGGGTGTCAACCTTGCAGGTGCTATATCAGCGGTAATTGATGCCATTGGTTCAGATGCAGACAAAGCCTTAAGGGACAGTATGGATGAGGCTGGCAAGTACTGTAAAGAAGTCCTGAAAGACATAAGTCCTAGACAACCTACACTTCCTAGAGATTATGCTGGCAAACATTATGCTGATGATTGGAAATCTGAAAGAATCAATGGTAAAGTAGTGGTTCACAATGAAAAACAGTATATGCTTACACACTTGCTTGAAGATGGTCACAACCTTGTTAATTCTAAAGGCGAAGTCTATGGATGGGTTGAGCCTAGAAAACATATTAAGATAGCAAGAGACAAAGCAGAGGAAGAACTAAATAAGTTATGCGTTGAAAGACTGCAAAAAGAGTTTGGATCGGATGCAGTACTTCAAGGAACTACCAAAGTAGATTTTACGAAAGGAAACCACGAATAATGACGTATGCAGAAATTAAGACAATGCTAGAGGGAACAGGCATTAGGACTTTTTATCATCATGCGCCTGATGGCACAAAAGTTCCTTTTATGACCTACAAAGTGAGTGAAAGTAATTTTGCAAGTGACAATGAGAACTATCAGAATATTAAATCGCTTACAATATACTTTTATTCAAGGTACAAAGACCTAACATCTGAAGGACTTATTGAAACAGTCTTAAACAATAATAATCTTATTTGGCGCAAGGATAGCGATTATAATAACGCTGAAAAAATCAATTTTTCGGTGTATACAACGGAGGTAATTTAAATGGCAGATAACAGATATTACCACGGACTTTCAAATGTTCATTATTCCGTGGTTACAGAAACTACAGATTCAACAACAGGAGCAGTAGAAACAACTTATGGTACTGTAAAGGCTTGGAAGGGTGCTGTCGGCATTTCATTCGATAGTGAGGCTTCACTTGACAATTTCTTTGCTGATAACGGAGTATATGCAGTTACAAGTAAGAACAGCGGTTATACAGGCTCACTTGAAATTGCACAGATTCCAGATGATGTTTATACAAGCGTTTACGGACAGACAAAGTCGACAGACGGTCTTATGACCGAAACAGATACAGATGTCAAGAAGTACATTGCACTTATGTTTGAGTTTGCAGCAGATGCACAGGCTAGGCGTGTAGTTTTCTATAAAGTAGCACTTTCACTCCCAACAGTTGAAGGCAATACTGATGAAGATACAATTGAGGTTCAGACACGTACTCTTGACCTTACGGCAGTTCCTAGACCTGACGACGGAAAGATTAAGGCATTTACAACAGTTGATGCAAGTGCTTACGCAACATTCTATAATGCAGTTCCAGTAGCTGCTTAATAGCAATATTTGATTACTTTTTAACTTGATGTTAAAGGCATAAGGGCAACAACAAAAGCCTTTATGCCTTTTTTAAAAATAACGGAGAAAACAATATGTATAAAAGCATTGAATATAGAGGCAAGAAACTAGAGTTTTTATCAACAGCAGGAACAGCCATCAGATATAGGCAGGTATTCCATAAAGATGCACTTGTAGACCTAAAGAAACTTAAAAAGGCTATGAGTGATGATGAAATTACATCAGAGGCTACAGAGGTAATTCCACAGCTTGCCTATGTTATGATGATGGCAGCAGATAGACAGATAAACATGAATAAGTTAAATTATGATAGCTACATAGAGTGGTTAGAGAAATGGGAGCCGCAAGACTTCTCAATTGTGAGTGATTTGTTTGATGTAGTTCTTGATGTTTGGAGTGGGCAGGACACAAGCACATCCGAGGTAAAAAAAAAGGAGAATCAAGTAGCAGACCAGTAACAACAGGACTTCTACTGTTAAGGGCAAAGGAACTAGGTTTTTCACTTGAAGAGCTAGACCAACTTGAAATGGGTGTAGTTTATGATGCAATCATTGAAAGAGCGAATGATGATTATAAGTATCCACCTGAAAAGCTCACACAACAGGAACAGGAACAGAAATTCATTAACGCATTTTTTGGAGGGTAATTATGGCAACAACAGTTAAGGGAATTATCGTTGAAATCGAGGGCAAATCAAGTGGACTTGTCAAGTCTTTAAAACAGGTAAACAGTTCACTTGCAGATACCAAAAACAGCTTAAACATTGTCGAAAGTGCGCTTAAGAATAGTCCAGAGAATACACAGTTATTAATTCACAAACAGGATTTATTGACAGAGGCTATTAAGGATACCACTAGCAAATTAGGACTTGAAAAGAAAGCTCTTGAAGATGCAAGAGGCGCACTTGCAAAAGGTGACATCACTCAAAAGGAATTTAACAAGTTAAGTGATGAAGTTGTTAAGACAACAGGTGACCTTGAAAAGCTAAAGGGTACATCAAAAGAGTTCGGAACAATATGGATGCAGTCCTGGAAAAATTCTGCTGATGCAACGGATAAACTTCTTGACGGTACATTAAGTCAGTTAAAGGTTGTTGACGGACAGTTAAAGGAAATGCCGACAGATGTATCACTATTAACTGATAAGTCAAAATTGCTCAATACTGCAATAGAACAGACTACTAAAAAGCTCAAAGAAGAAGAAGGAGAAGCAAGAGCAGCAGAGTTAGCCTTGCAGATGAAAAAGATTGATGAAAATCAATACAAGGCTATACAGCAGAATGTTCAGAATACTAGGAATGACTTAAGAGCCTTAACGGAGCAGGCTAACGAGTTCGGAAGTGTAGAAAAACAGCAAGTCAATGCACAGCTTAAAGTATCTACAGATAGGCTTAACGATACCAAAAATTCTTTAAAGGCGGTAGATGATGCCTTAAAGGATAATGCTAACGATACAAAACTTTTAGCGCAGAAAGAAAACCTTTTAGCAAATGCAGTTGGTGAAACAGAGGATAAACTTAAGGCACAGAAAAAGCAAGCAGAGCTAGCAAGAGAAGAACTTAAGAAGGGTGCAACTACACACGAAGAGTATGAAAAGCTAGTTAAGGCTTGTAATGATACAGAGGTAGAACTTAAGCAGATTAAAGATGCCGCTAAAGACTTTGGAAATGTAGCTAAACAGCAGTTCAAGAACACACAGAAAGAAGCTAAAGGCTTGGGAGATGCACTAGATAAGGAATGCAAGAGTAACGAAAAAGCCTTGAAAGCTGTCAATGATGCACTAAAGGATAATGCAGGCGACACTAAACTTCTTAAGGATAAAAATGAACTTCTTGGAAAGAGTGTAAAGGACTTAACAAGCAAACTAGAGAATCAGAAGAAACAAGCTAGCCTTCTTGAACAGTCTATGAAAGACTATGGAGAAGGCACACAAGAGGAATTTAATACCTTGCAGTCTGAAATCAAACAGACTGAAAGTGAACTTAAAAGCGCACAAGATGAAATGCGCAGTTTTGGTTCGGTTTTTGAACAGCAGACAAAAGTTGCAGGGCAGGCGGTTGCTAAATTAGGCAAAAAAGTTGGCGACAAAATGCAGACCATAGGTAAAGACTTAATGGGTGCAGGAGCTACAATGACTGCCACAGTAACTACACCTATTGTAGCAGTCGGAAAGAGTGCAGTTAATAGCATTATTGACTTTGAAAGTGCATTTACAGGTGTTACTAAAACGGTTGATGAAACAGCTACAACAACTTATGGTGACCTTCAGGAAAGCATTAAGTCAATGGCTACAGTTACCGCAAGTAGTAAAGAAGAAATCGCTAGAATAATGGAGGTCAGCGGTCAGCTTGGTATTTCTGCTGATGATATAACAGAGTTCACAAGGACTATGATTGAACTTGGCGATACTACTGATTTAAGTGCGGAAGAAGCGGCAGTAGCATTAGCACAGTTCAGAAACATCACAGGTGAAACAGCAACAAAAGATGTTTATAAACTTGGCTCCGCATTAGTTGACCTTGGTAACAACTTTGAAACAAACGAAGTTGACATTATGAACATGAGTTCCTACCTTGCCTCAACAGCTCATAACCTTGGCTTTTCTGAAACACAGATACTTGGACTTTCAACAGCTTTGGCTTCACTTGGTATCAATGCCGAGGCAGGTGGTTCAGCTCTTTCAAAGACTTTTACACAGTTTGAGAAGATAACACACGGAGCTACAAAGAGTGCTAAATCACAGATGGAAACCTTGCAGAAACTTCTTGGAGCTAGGAACAACAAAGAAATCACAGATATGTGGGAAGCTAATCCGAATGAGTTCTTTATGCGTTTCCTTGAAGGACTTAACAAGGTCGAAAAAGAAGGCGGTTCAATGACTGCTACTCTTAATGAGCTTGGACTATCAGCAGTTAGACAGATGAACGGACTTAATGCACTTGTAGCTAACACAGATAAGTTAAGGGATGCAGAAAGAACAGCTAGCAAGGCTTATAAAGAGGGTAACGCATTACAGGTTGAAGCCGACAAGAGATACGGAACAACAGCTTCTAAAATTCAGCAGATGAAAGAGAAGGTCGAAAACCTTGCGCTTGAATTTGGTGATAATCTGATGCCTATTCTTGAAAAGGCTTTAGGGGTACTTGATAAGGCGGTTGCTTGGTTTTCTAGCCTTGATGAAGAGGCACAGGAAAATATCGTTAAGTTTGGACTTGTAGCGGCTGCAATCGGACCCGCCACTACTGCAATAGGCGGTCTAACAACAGTCGGAGGCGGTACGGTCACAATGCTATCTTCTTTAGTTAGCGGTGCTATACAGATACCTGGTAAGTTTGCCACAATGACAACAGCTATTGCAAGTGCTTCAGGAACAACAGGCAAATTAACTGCCGCCCTACTTGGAAGTACACAGGGAATGTCGACATTTGCAAAGGTCGGTAATGGCTTGAAAATGGCAGGTTTAATTGGTATACTAGTAGCAGTAATAGCAAACTTTGATAAGATTACAGCAGCGGCTGAAGGTGCAATAGAAAAGGTTGCAAAATTCACAGGACTAGATGCAAAACTAACACAAGGTGCTTTATCAAAGAATGGTATAGATGTTAATAAACAGTTAGAAGATGCACAGGCAAGGCAGAAAGCGGCTTGGGAAAAGTACGGAGTAGATAATTCAGCCGATTACTGGAAAGCTAGAAATGCTGAAAAGGCTTCTTTTAATCTTGGCACAACAAAGAATAGTGGCTTACTTACAAGTCAAAAGAAAACAACAGTTACAACTACTCCAGTCACAGTAACTACACCACTTATAGTCAATGGTACAAAGTTCGGACAGGCGGTAAGCAACGTGAATATTAAGACAGCATATACATCTAACAATTAAGGAGGCGAAGGAATGTTTACTAGAAATCTAACAGCAACATACAATACAACAACAGTTCATTTTCCAGAGCCTATAGAATGGAGTGAAACACCAAAAGTAGTAGAAACAGAATTACTTACAGAAAGCGGTTTTACTAAAACTAATTTCATGCGTGATACTTATCAGAGAAACATAGCAGTCACTTGTCAAGTAACAGGAACAACCTATAAGAAAATCAAGGCTATTTCGCTACATAGAAGCCTTACAGTTACCTTTACTGATGAAGTCGGAACTACACAGACTATGACTGCAAGAATAAGAGATTTTAACGGTGTACAGTATGAGCCGACAAGAGGTTTATTTGGCGGCTCATCAATACCGCTTTATACTGTAAGTTTTAACATAATTGAGTTTTAAAAGGAGGCTTTATGTATACAGTAACAAATGAATACGAAACCTACGTAAAGTCTGAAGCTAGAAATTATTCTATGACAGGTAGTATCGTCAATAAGAATAATGTCACAATGCAGATTACAAGGGATAATATCCTTGAAGGCTCTTTATCCTTTACGAACAGATGTACGGCTAATAATTCTTTTGACATTGGCGGTTGTTGTATCGGAAGTATGGAGATAACCCTTCAGGGTGATTATCATCATAGCTTGTATAATGCAGTGATTACTTTGCAGCAAGGTGTTTATGTAACAGGCGATAGCTACCATATGGAAAAGGTAGGCACTTGGATAATTAAGAAAGCTCATTGGAATGGCGAATGGGTAACGCTTGAATGTTATGATGCAATGTGCCTTACTCAAAAGAAATACTCACTAACTACAGGTTCTTTTACACCTTATTCCTTCTTTACTGCTATGTGCAATGATTGTGGCATAACGCTTGCAACTACACAGGCAGAAATTGAAGCAATGGTAAACGGAACAGCAACACTTATATTCAATGGCAGTACACAAGAAACGGATCGTAAGTGGAGTGATTTAATACACGATATGTGCGCAGTAATATGTGGCTTTTGCTGTATCAATCGTTTTGGAAACCTTGAAGTACATCAGTTTGGTAGATGCTATAAGCGTATCGGTACTGAAAAAACTTACTATACAGCGGCGGTAGATACTCTAACCAAAGACGATAGAATTACAGGCGGTTCATTTGGTAACGGTGCAATTAATATCACAGGCATTTACATCAATGATAGAGCTAGTAAAAACGCTGATAAGTCCATATTAGTTGGTAATACAACAGGTACTACGCTTAATCTAGGTTACAATCGTTGGCTATCTAGTGCAACAAGCGGATATGCAACAATGTTGCAAAATATCCTCACACAGCTTACAGCTTGTCAGTTCTATGCGGCAGATGTACATTTAGCTGATGTATCATTATATGATTTAGGTGACTTGATTACTTTGCAGGCAGGCGGTGAATTAAGTCTATCAGAAGATATTCTGATATGCGTAATGAACATAGATTACAATTTTGCTGATGAAAGTACAATCAGTTCTTACACATTTTCAGAAGCAAGTGACAGTTCAACATCAGCAGTAGAAACTAACCTCACAAACCGCATAGAAACGCTTGAAAGCTCGCAGGGAGATACTAAAGAAGTCTATTATGGCACAACATTGCCTACTGTTGATATTGGTCAAGATAGCTCACTTTATTATAAGACTATTCAAAGACCTGAAGATTTGAAAACATTGAATGTTATGGAATACATTACCGCCGCATCAGGTGCATATATTCCTACAGATATTTGCCCGACAGCAGATACACGTATTGAGATGGTAGGATGGTTCACAGCAGGAGATTGGCACGGTTATAATAAAGCTTTTGGAACAGAAG